GGTGGGGTGTTTTTGCGCTTTTTCTAATTGCTCGTCTAAGCGCATTTTTTCTTGCTCAGTCATCTTGCATATCTCCATTCACCTTTCGGCATTTTGTCTGTAACGTCAGCCTCTGCCCATTTTAAAAACTTGGTTATGCTGATTTTTGGATAGCGGCGTCCTCTTCTCACTGATGGGCTGTCATATTGCAAACCATCAACAACCCCCTCTTTATTGTCATAAATAAGCCCAATCCACATTATTTGTCTGTCCCCTAATAATGGTGGAAAACCGTGTTCTTTAGGACTTTTCGCGGAGTAAACATGCCCAACCCGTAAGTCATCTTTTGTTAGCTCAGTCATACTTCCTCCACTTCAACCACATCATCAATTTCTGTAATGGTGTGTGGCAGTTTATTGACATCACACACATTTAAATCACACATATCTAACACTTGTTCATTGCTTTCGGCTTCAATAACCGCTTCAACTAAGCAATAAAATCGCGCCACATACTTAGCCATGCTTCACCTCCGGTTTTCGGCTTGGATTTTTGACATAATGCGCACACATCTTTTGGCGGTTTAATGCCCATTCTTCATTTTCGCTTTTTCGAGCAACAATAGCCGCTCTCTGCCAGGCAGCCTCAGCAGTTGCCCATGCACCAGCACGCTCCATTTCGACCGCCAACGTGCTAAAATCTTTATAGGTTCGTAGTTTTTCCATACATTGCTCCTTAGTTAATGATTAAAACCTATTACTAATGCCCCTCATCCCGCCCCCCTCTTTTGTAAAGAGGGGTTAGGGGAGATTTAAAGGGCATTTAAATAAGCTTTAAGCCCCCGCTACATCTAACGCAATCGGCACATACTGATCGGTTTCGCCCACACGCTCATAAAGTCGCACATAAGCCTTACTGCTTACCACTTGCACGCTTTCGCTAATTGCTTGCATTGCGTTTTGCCAGCGGCTATCTTGGATTTCTACGCGGCGTAAGCCCAAAATACGTGAGGTGTTCAAATTGCCTTCCTTATCCACATTAAAAGCACGTTCAATTAATGCTTTTAATTCAGGTCGTGAGCCTTCGCTCCACTCATTCAAACACTCATCAATCAATACTTTGGCAGCCTGAATACGTTCATCAAACTGCAAGCTTTCGTTAATCGCACGCTGAATTTTGTATTTGCCGTCATAGCTAAACAGCGTCACATTGCCTTTATTACCACCCACTTTCGCGCCATATTTCTCGGCAGAAAGCTCAATAAAGGCTTGTACATCACCAAAAATGCCTTCTTTAAAATGGCTAATTGCTTTGCTTAAATCACGACCACGTTCCACCCATTCATGCACGAGCGCATCACGCGCTTTGTCGATTTCTTTCACCAACTCAGCAGGCGTTAAATTGCCTTTGGCATCACGCCAATATTCTTTACCTTCAATCATTACTTTCATTTAGATTTCCTCTTTTCCTAACTTAATCACTACAAGCCGCTTACCTTTATCACGTTCACGTCGGGCGGCAGTTGCCGAACAGTAAATCGTTTTTTCGCTCACATTGAGTTTCTTTGCTAATTCTTCTGCCGTCCCGTCACCCAAATTCTCTTCGCCACGATAGACTGCATAAATTTGCCGACGCGTTGCCATCGCTCCTCCTAATTCAAATACTTACGCCAAATCACTCGAATACCTTCTACTGCAAACTGTGCTTCTTGGTATCTCCCCACATCGCGTCCAACTTGATAAACAAAAGCGCGTTGTTCACGCTCTAAGCGATCTGTCACCGCATTTGCCATCACACGAACGGTTGGTTTGATTTTTTCAAAATGCACATTCACCACAGTAAGCCCCATTTCATTTAAACGTTTCACTGCTTTTTCTACTTGTTCCAAATAAGCCAACATTAAAGCGTTGTTTTTATTTAGGCGTTTGGTTGTTTTTGCCTGTAACATAATCGTCTCCTTAACTAATTAACATTTTGCTGTATTGTTCAATCATCTCTGCGCTAATTTCGGTCTCGTTAATCTCTGCCGAACGTACAACGCCGCGCATTAACTTACTTAATCGACGTGCGTTACCTTTGCAGGCTTTCAATAAAGCCGTATTAAATTCGCTCGTATTAAGTGCACTTTCTGCTAACATCGCCAAATCACTTTCAGGTAATGCATTGCCAAGGTCGCAAGCAAAACCCACTCGACTATAAAGCTGTGCCAACTCATTATTTTTGCCTTTTAAATTCACCAACAAGCGAGGCATACCCGCTAAAATCACCCCACAATTTGTTAAATCGTGAATACGTCTGATAAATTCCAAAGATCGGGTAGAAAGTAACTCGGCTTCATCAATCATTAACAAACGTTCCGCACCGTTGAGTTTTTCCACAATACTTGCCAAAACATCATTATTAACACCGCGACTGGTCGCCCCCACAGTTTCAGCAATCTTGCGTAGCAACACTTTCGGTGTGCAACTTGGATCAACCTCAATCAAAATGGCTGAACTATGTTCTTTGGCATATTGTTTCAACATCTGTGTTTTACCTAACCCAGCCGCACCATAAATCACATTAATTTCGCCCTCTGCGTGGGCAAAGTGCATAATTTCCATACCGCGCTTTGCTGTTTGAGTGGGTACAAATGCATTGTTGTATTTTGCTTCAACCACTTTCGCCTTATGACGTGCCAATAACTCATCCACTTTGTTATCTAACCATTTAGTATCAGTTGGATATTTACCGTTGATATATTGGCTAACAGTCGTAATAGATACATCAAATAAGCTCGCCACTTGTTTTTGGCTCATCTTGTGCGCATCCATAAACGCTTTTAATTCTTGTGCTTTCATCTTGTTCTCCTTATTCATTTACTAACTTTTTTCTTTGTTCCCACGCCTCTTTATCTGCTTTAGTTAAGAAAATTGGCGTTTTCTCATTTTTAGGTTTTGTCTGTGTTTTCAACAATTCAAAACCTGATTGCTGATGCTCAATCGTAATAATCGGATTCATTTCCGCATTAATCTCATCAAGCTGTTCTTGTTTCAATTTCGCACGGCGTGCATGACGCTCTTTACGAACTTTCTCAACAAAGGCAACTGGGAAGGCATCACGTTTATTGCCATCTAATTCGGCATAACACACAAAAGTGCCGTCTTTTTTTCTTACAATCACTTGGCTTGGGTCGTGTATATCAAAAGATGCTTGCACTTCGATACCATCCACATCTAACAACTTCGTACTGAAGTAAAAGTTATTAAATAATCTCAACCAACCTCGCTCAGGCGTTCTTAATACGCTTGGGCGGAATAGATCTCTTGATTCTGCCGGAGTAACAAATACCAAATCATCAGGGTTCACTTTCTCCATCAACTGACGGCGTTTTTGTGCCGGCGTCATACCGATTTCACTATGCACATGCTCGTTGTTGTACCAATCAACCCCTGCTTGAACCGCATCTAAAAACTGATTCCAGCTTGGCAATTTACCCACGGCCCATTGTTGCTTTGGCGTTAGTTGAGTCGAGCCTTTACGCTTTGCCTTATCTAGTGAAATAACTGCGGTGCTCACTTGTCGAATGGTGTCGCGGTCTGCTCCAGTACCATGATAGGTTTCAAACTGGCGAGCGATACGATATAAAATCGTTTGGTGAACCCGCTCAATAATCCCACGCCCTTGTGGATTGCCTGGAATCCCTGTTTGGTGATTAATCCCCAAACGTGGCAACATCCCCGTAATATCACCATCAAGCATCCAGTTTTTCTCACCACCACCGTTATCGGAGTAATAAATTGCCGGTATACCGTAGCGTTCCACGCCATAACGCAAGGCATCAGCCACCGCTAGAACGTTTTCCGCCAAACTTGCCGACCAACCCACAATAAAACGACAAGATGCATCCATTATTAATGTCACCTCAGGAATAAATGGACGACCGTGTTCAGGATGGGCGACTTTCAATTTCATCGCATGGCCATCACCTACCCACACATCATTTACCTGCAACACGCTCCAGTCACGTTTCACATAAGTGTTAAGGGCACGGAGTTCAGAACCTGTTTTACGACCAATTTCTTTAATGTGTTTTGGCAATTTCGCCAACGCAGCACGAACTTGGTCAATGCTCGGTTTCATCTCTAAACGCAATGGCTCATCTGCAAAACGTGCATCCCATTCAGCCCCAAAATAGTGATAGGCTTCTGCAACATTGATTCCATTGGTTTGGCGATACACCGCCAAAAAGTCAGGCAACCACACAATTTCTTCTGCCTTTTTAGCCACCCGTTGCATTGGTGCGAGGGCTTTTAATCGTTCTTCAGGCGTATCTGCCTTTTCATAATCCAACACCCACTGGTTCAAAGTGCGTTCAGATAAAGTGCGGTTTTTTCCTTTCTTGTTATTGGCGGTTTCCACCAATCTCATCAAATCATCGGATATGCCACCATGTTTGATTTGTTCACAAAAGAACTTAATCGCCTTATAACGTGGCTGAGCTTGTTCGAGCTGTGCCACTTGGGCAACTAACGCCATTCTTGCCCCAGCTACTTCACGTTGTTTTTCCGTTAAGGTTTTTAATTCCACCTGACGGAGATCGGCTGGGAGGGATTTTGGTTTTGCTTTTACAATAGATACTGCAAACTTTGTGCGAATCTCGTCTTGCAATGCCTGCGGTAAAGAACAAAGCGCATATTCCATCCCGCCACCTTTGCCAACGCGCTTACGGGACTCCCAGTTTTCGCGTTTTGCTTTATCTAAAACATTTTTGTGTGCTTGCGGTAAGGTTGAAAGTTTAAGTTTCAACAACTCCGCCACCGAATAGTGCGTTTTCAAAGAAATTTCATTCATAAATGATCCTTTTAGTTTCTTTTACGTTTAAATTCCTTTAAGATTAAAACTTATTCGTTAAAACAGGTCTTCGGTTACGTTCAATTCGTTCCCGAGAACGCGCAGCCCAAATCTCTTCAGGAGCAACGCCAACCGCATTAGCGATAAGTCTTTCCATTTTTGGATAAGGCTTATCAAGTGCGGTCTTTAATGTGTTGTAACTCACGTTTCCTGCTTGAGCTAAAGAACGCAAAGACCACCCGTTTTTACGCAACGCCGCCAAAATATCCGCACGATGCCAATCATTTGCTGCGGCTTTTTTTGTGTCGCCCAATACACTCATTTAATACACCTCCTTTCATGTACCTAGTGCGTGTATTAAAACGTAAAAGTTTCATTGAGTCAAGCGTAAAAGTTATAACTTTTCGAAATATTAAAACTTTTACGTTCTACTTTATATAAATCAACCACTTACAAATAAGATTTACTGTAAAAACTTTTTATGGAGAAAGTAAAACATGAGCAAGCCTAACATTTACGATACTGGCTTTAGTGAAAGAATGACTGAAATCGTTGAAAAGGAAGGTGTGAGCATTAATTCATTTGCTCAAAAGTTGGGGGTATCACCACCTACAATATCACGCTGGATGAAAGGGGAAGCGGATCCAACAAGAAGCAACCTGATAAAACTAGCAGAACAGACAGGAATTAATATAGAGTGGCTTGCAATAGGCGCAGGCCCTAAGTATTGGCAGCATCCAATAACTGAGGAAATAATTTCACATGGGCTACCACAACCAATTGAAAGTAGTAATGACGAAACTTTTGCAGATATTGAAGATTGTCGAGAGATCCGTCTATCCGCTGGCGGTGGAGCGTTTAATAATGGTTACGAAGAAATAACCACAACCAAGGTTGAACGTGCATGGCTACAATCGCGCCGATTAAAAGCGAAGGATTGCGCCATGTTCTTGGTAAGTGGCGAGAGCATGTACCCAACCTTGAAGGATAGCGAAGAAATCATTGTTGACCGCTCTAAGCGCGAATTAACAGAAGGGAAAATATTTGTACTAAACCACAACGGATCAATGTTGGTAAAGAAAGTACAGTTTACCTACGGTGGAGTAGAGTTAATTAGTGATAATCCGTCATATCGCCCATTAAAACTAGACACAGAAGAAGCAAACAGCCTTGTCGTGATAGGGCAAGTCGTGCGTGGTTATCGGGACTTCTAATATGTCACCGACATCAATGTCGGTAACATCCCCAAAAACCGCATCACAAGCGATTTCTTAATATTTTAAAACACAACGGCACGGATGCCAGTGTTCCTTTCAAATATCGCCAAATAATGGCGCATTTCCGCTAATTCTACCCATAATCACACACAACAAACCGCTAGATTTCACCCAAACGCGCCAAAACAATCATAAATAACCAATAAAAAAGGCAGTTTCCACATAGAAACTGCCTTAAACCCATTTATTAAAAACTTTAAAACCTTTTTAAAATGGTCTTTAAAATTTTAAAACGGTTTAAAAACCACAAATCCACCGTTCATTTTTATGCAAAATAAAACCCAATTTTCGACCATTTTACAGATTTTCCCACCATTTTCATTTTTTGCATAAATCCGACCAGCAAATCACCCAACCCCACACCACACAAGCCATAAGCCAAATTTTTCCCGCCAAATTTTTTCTTTTCCTTTATGCAAATATTGTCACTACCCCACATTAAAAAACCAATAAACAAATACATAGCATATAAACAAAAAGACGAGTTTTTATCTAAACTCGTCTTTTTTATTACATTAACACTTATTTCCAAATATGGTTATTTAACCCGAGTTCTTTCACCATATCTGTAAAGCCTTTGATACTCGAAATATAATCACGAATCGTATTGTCTTCTAGCAATGACTTTTCAAAGGATGGTTCAAAACTATTCTTTCCTAAATTAAGCGCAATAATCACTTCTCGGTTACGAAGTACCATCGAAATAGGGCAATTAAATTTCTCTTTCAGTCCACAAAAACGTTCCATTAACTTAGGCGATAAAGCATATCTGGCTAAGATTTGATCTTCAGTAAACACATCAAAATACCGATTAAAAGACGGATTATCCATCAATGCAATTTTACCTTCTTTTCTTAAACCTGCTTCTTTCTTATCACAAACATAAACCCAATGAGCCAGTTCTTTAGGAAAAGTGGCTTTAAATAAAATGCCTTGAAAATTCTGAGCACCTAATGCCTTAACGGATTTCTCTTTCAACGACATGTTAAATGCTGAAAAATCACAAATTTCAACTTCAGTTTGGTTAAACTCACCAAAGATTAAATCCTCACTACGGAAGGTCGCGGGACCACTATCATAAACGGAGAGGAAATCACCAATATTCAGTCCTCTATCAGCGTTAAAGTGAAAACCAAATTCCTGGACAATTGTATTAATCACGCGAGTCTTAAATTCTGCGATAAAACGCTTATATTTAAAAAATAAATGACGAAAAGAATAAATGAGCACACCAAGGATTAAAGCTGTACTTAATAGATACCCATACCCTATCGTTCCGATGAGGAAAAATAACCCAACGCATAGCATAATAATCCATTTATTGATGAGGGATTTTATAGCTAAACGTTCCTCATCTAACTTTTCTAATCCCAGAAAACGAATCCCTTCAATCTCTTTTGGTGTATTCATGGTTTGTCCACTTATTGTTTAAATAAATTACCCACATTAGGCACTTCAGCTTCATTTTGAGGAATATCGAAAAATGTTCCTTTCTGGAAATTAAACAAGTTTGCAATTAAATTTGACGGGAACATTTCCACTGCATTGTTATACTCTTCAACTGCTGAATTATAAGTACGTCTTGCTGCAGAAATTTGCTCTTCCACATCACTAAGTGTGGTCTGAATTTGCAAAAGATTTTGATTTGCTTTGAGATCCGGATAATTTTCTAGACGAACCTGTAAATTACGCAATAAACCCGAAATCTCATTATTGAGTTGGAATTTTTCACTTGTAGAATGGGCTGATTTAGCACTTTCACGTAACGTCACAATACGTTCAAGCAGG